GCCACCTACGACGGCGCGTTCAGCCTGTCGTCGCTGATCCTTGGGCAAGGCGGAATCTTTGCCTCGATCCGCAACGTCCGCATCTGGCAGGTCGCGCTGACCGACGCGCAGGTGGCTTCGCTCTAACATGGAAAGCAACTGGATGTTCTGGATCACGATCATCACGCCGATCCTCGTCGTCGTCGTCGGGGCCTCGCTTTCCGTCGCCTTCAAGTCCACCACGGGCGTTCTGGAGTCCAAGATCGACAACGTGGACGAAAAGATCAGCGGGGTGGCGAAAGGCCTGACGCACGTCGAGGGCCAGGTCGAAAACCTGCGAGGCCAACTCGACACCAAGGCCAGCGAGCTTCACGAGCGCGTTACGGAGATTGGCGAACAGCAGGCGGAAATGAGAGGATGGGTCAAGGCGAAGTTGGGAAGGGACGAGTAGGATACGTCCGGTCGATAGGCGTCATTTCAACGGAGAGTCAGCCGTGAGCCTTTCCGAATCCCAACTGGCGATGGTCTGCGCCCTCGTCAAGAGCGAACTCGAGAACATCGCCCGTGACGACCGGCGCGGCGCGGGCGTGTCGCTGGTCTACATCGCCCAAGTTGCCGCGCTGGGCGCGACGGCCGAGCGCGACATCGCCGCCATCCAGAACCAGAAGAAGCTGGAGCCGAAGCCGTGAGTCTCACCGCGAACGTGCAGGCGCGTTATTCCTCGCAGATCCTCATCAACGCGTCGAACCCGCAGAACTCGACCGCGACGACGCTCGACTCTACGCGGCTTGGCTATGCCTGCACGGACGTGGAGGCCGAGTTCAGCAAGCGCGGCATGACGTACGACGACACCGACGCCAAGCACGTCGCCACGGCGGTCCCTGGCGTCCTCGCCCGCCTGCTCGTCATGACGGGCGGAGAAGGCGGCAAGGAGGCGTGGAACGACTTCAAGGACGACGTGAAGTTCCTCGCCGAGACGGACAGCAGGGACCGGATCATGCCGTACACGAATTCCCCGCTCGATCCCACGCCGGATCCCACGGGGGCCAAGCCGTTCAGCGACAACGACAACTTCAAGCGGTACATCCCGGGTAGCGGCGACGGCGCTCCCAACCTGGACTAAGCTCATGGCCGACGTATTCGTCAACCTCGCGCAGCGGCTTGAGAATCCGCGGCCGCTCCTCAAGCAACTTGGACTCCTCGGCGTCAAGGCGAGTCGGGACGCGTTCCGCAAACAGAGATTCGGCGACATCCCGTGGAGCGCGAAGTACAACGATGCGGGATCGCCCTTCATCAACGTCGCGGGAGCCATCGAGGATTTCAACGCGGGCAAGAATCCAAAGCTCGCTAACCTCGTCAGCCGCCCCGCCTTGATCGGCGAGGGGGACCGCGGCGGGCTCAGGGCGAGCATCGACTACCAAGTCACGGGGGCCGACGGCGTCGAGATCGGCAGCAACAAGCCCTATGCGTCGCTCATGAACCGAGGCGGCAATACCAGCGTCACGCTCTCGCTGTCGGGCTACGCGAAGCTCACCGACTGGATCGGGCGCAAGCGGAAGGTGCGGGCGGGAGGCGTCAGCCGTCCCCAGTCCGACTACGCCAACAACGTCTTCATCAAGCATATCGTGAAGTCCGGCGCGCCTTACGTCCACGCGATCCGAGTAAAGGCCCGCCCCTTCATCGGCTTCACCGACGAACTCATGGAAGATATCGTCGATGCCGTCCAGCGATACTTCGGCGACGGCTCCAAGGCCGAGGTGGTCAAGTGAGCGCGCCCGCCACCGCGAGTATCATCCGAGTCCCTGGGGTCCTCATCTGGAACCCGACGTCGCTCTCTGGCTCGGCTCCCTACGGCGGGACCTACCTCGGCACGACCCGCGGCATCTCGTTCAAGTCCAACCCGCGCTACCGGCCCTTGTGGGACGAGACGTCGGGCTCCGTCCTCGACCTCATCTACGCGGGCGAAGGGCCTTGCGAACTCAAGGCCATCGTCCGCTACCCCGATTCCGACATGCTCACGACGGCGGCCGAGAAGGCCGTGCAGACGACGGCGGGCGGCGTTGCGTTCCTGTTCAGGCCGCAGGGCACGACGGCCAACACTCGGGCCGGCCGATTGATGTCCGCTGGCGCTGGCGTGCTCCTCTTCGCCCCTCACGCCGCGACGGCGCATCCCATGGTGCTGATCTACAACGCGATCCCGATGCTTGATGAAGACTTGGAGCTCCGGTTCAGCCAGAAAGAGGAGTGGGGGCTCGGCGTGAGTTTCATGGGCACGCCGGACGCCAGCGGGCGCGTCTACGCGCACGGACGCAAGGCCACGCTTACCACGGTGTATCCGTGAGCGTGCGCGATCCCTTCCTCTGCGCGCTCGCCAACGTTGACGAGATCGCCGACGACGCCGCGAAGGCGGTTGCGGAAGAGGCCGAGAGCTTCCTCCGCGCGGGCGGCGTGCTCGACGCCGCGACGTGGGGGAGTCTGCACGCCGTCACGCGCGGAGCCTTCATCGTCGCCCAGCGAAAGATCGACGCCGAGCGCGCGCAGGCGGCTGGCGATGCCGTGCTCGCCGCCCTACTGGCCTACTACGGCTCCAAGAGCATCGAGGCGCTGCTGTGACCAAGAAGGAACTCCTGGTCGCCCTCAAAGCCAAGCTCGTCGCGCAGAACTGGACGGGCTCCGCTAACCGCGTATTCCCCACGGGCTCCGTGCTCGTCACGCGAGGGCTCGCGGTGGATGAGGCCTTCCGCGGCGGGCTTCGCACTCCGTTCGCGTTGATCGTCCCCGGGGCGGCTCAGGCCGATCCCCAGCATGGGGAAGACCCGAAACTCATGGTCGGCGAAGTCGTGATCCGCATCGGCGCGCTGATCCCCGGCGACGCCGTGGGCGAGAATCCGCTCCTCGGCGCGAACCGGGTCTCATCGGTCAAGAGCGAGGGGGCGGGCCTCTTCGACGTCGAGGCCGAGCTATTCAACGCCGTGGGCTTCTTGAACGCCGAGGAAAGCATCGTCCTCCAGTACAAGAACGCTGGGGACCGCGGCTCGATCATGCTCGAGGACAAGTCCTATATCGCCTACGAGGATCACGTCTACGAGGGGATCTGGACCGCGGCATGAGTACCAACACCGGCGACGCCAAGGTCAAGCTTACCCTCGACACCGAGGAGGCCAAGCGCAGGCTCGGCGAGATGCGGCAGGAGGTTGACCGCAACCGCGTTGCCGACAAGAAGAATCCGGCTTCGCCTTCGCAGGTCGGTCCAGGTCACAAGAGCGCGCAGCAGCGGCTTACCCCGCAGGACGTCGAGCGGATCAAGGGTTTGAACGAGCTTTCCGCGCATCGCCGCGCGGCCGACAAGAAGGATGCGGAGTGGCAGGCTCGCCGGAGCAGGATCGCCGAATCCGCCCAGCGTGTAAGTGGCGAGGCGTTCAAGGGCGGAACCGCTTTCAAGGGCGACGTATTGCGCGGAGTCGCCGAAGTCGTCCGTCACCCCATCAAGTCCACGGCGGAACTGGCGACGAGCACGCTGGGCCCCGTCGCGGGGGAACTCGCGGCCATCGGCTCGGCGGGGGTGATCGGGTACGGGATCGCGCGCTCGATTGCCATGGCGGCTCCGCTTGGCCTTGCTTTTCTTTCCGGCGGGGCCACCGAGGGGATCGGCGGCGTCATCAACAAGGGCGCGGACCTGCTGCAGCGCGGCTTCGACGAATTCGAGGCCGGACTTAGCGGGATCGTGACGGGGGCTTCACGCGCTGGAAGCGCGATCAAGGCGCAGTCGCTGGCGACTGGAGAGGCAGACGGCCGGAACTTCTTCAGCTACTACGACATGTTCTCCAAGTACGAGCAGGAAACCGTCAGCTTCAACAACTACATCGACCGGCGCATCAACAACGAACTCGCGGGCAAGATCGGGAGGGCGTGGGGGGATTTCGTGTACGACTCCTTTAAGCAAATGCTCCCGAGGTAACCCATGTCCACTCCCACTCAGGAAGCCACCCTCACCTACGGCGGATTCGCCATCGGCGGATCCAGCGCCCGCAAGATCACCGAGTACACGCGCAGCGGCGACGAGTACGAGACGTCTTGGATCGAGGTTGAGTTCGTCACGACGGCGAGCAGCGCCGCCGCGTTCGCCACCGAGATGGACGCCGTGCGCGCGGCGTTCAGGAAGCCCCGCCAGGACTTGACCGTCACGTCGCAGGGCTCGACGGTACTCTCGCTCAAGCAAAGCGATAACACGGGCCTCGACGCCGCGCCGTCGATCATGAAGGACGGCGATCCCGCCGATACGGGCCTCTCGCGGCACTTCAGGGTCCGCATCGAATTCGGCCGGCCCGCCGACAACGTCAGTACGTCCTTCCGGCGCTACGCGACGATCAAGGTGGAGTACCTCCCGACGCGGCAGCGCATCATCACGCTCGACGGCGTCTACACGGCCAACTCGACGGACGGCACCACGGGCAGCTTCGACCAGTACCGTTCCGCGATCACGGCCTTCGCCAACTCCGTCATTTCCGACGTTGGCGGGACCTACGAGCGCGTGGCCGAGCCCGCCGTGGTCTACAACGACACCGACAAGGTTTGCAACTTCTCGGCGGTCTACAAGGAAATCATCTTCGAGCAGGGCAACTCCACCGACATTGATTGGGTGGTTGACCCGAAGATGGATATCAGCATCGAGAAGGTGGCCCCGGGTGACTCGACGGAGGGGCGGCTCATGATGGGGGGCGGCCCCGCATCGGCGGCGTTTAGAGGTCAAACCGTCACGGAGTCCACGGGACTCGGCGGCGGTGCCGACAACGTAGTCCGCCCCATCGAGATCGTCCTGTCCTACGTCTGCTCCGTCAACAAGGACGTCGTTTCCCCCGACAACCTCGGCGCGCAGTACCAGAATACGCTTCGCATTTTCCTCATGCGGCAGGCCAGCATTGCCATTGGCGGGCGCAAGACTTTGGTCGTGCTGTCCGAGAATCCGGGATATGAAAAATACTCGAACCTCCTGCACGTCGAGCTAAGGCTCCTCGGCTACACGTCGAACATCTCGAAGATGCGGGTCACGGTCAGCGACGACACCGACTATGGGCGCACGCTGGTCGGCGCGTACAGCCGCAACGTCTTCGACTACTACGACTGGCCCAACAGCGCCGTCCGCATCCGCACCGTCCGCGAGGAGTACGTCGAGAAGGTGGGGCGCGGGTCCGCAAAGGCCGTAGTGGACGGCCTCGTCGCCGCCCCTGGTTCGCTTCCCAACGGCTACGGATCCGCCCAGTGGGTCCTCAAGCGGCGTTACCCAGAGGTCTACGTCGAGCGGCAGGGCGTGTATGGCATCGGCGGCGAAACCGTCTACCTCGCCACCATCGTCGTCGTGACCGTGCTCCAGTACCGCAATCAGGTTGCGCAGACGACCACGGCCAAGGCGGGCGGAATCACGGGCGTCGGCATCGCCACATGAGCACGCCTACCGAGGTCAGGCTCGGCGGCTATCTCTGCCTCCGCTCGTCGAACGCCGTCTGGAAATTGACGACGGGAACGAAGCCCTACGTCACCACGTTCGACCTTCCGCCCCAGTGGGCGAAGTCGCTCGCCGAGGGTCGGGGCCCGTACACCCTCACCATGACGCCCGCGGGCGGCGAGGCCGTCACCGTCACGAATCTGTGGGTCCTGAACGTCCAACCTGGACCCAATCCCTACATCTCCTCCGTCACCGTCGCGGATCGCCGCTGGTTCTGGAGCTACAAGCACGTCCTGCGGCGCTACAACGTGCCCCGCGCCATCGGCAACAAGCGCGTCATCGACAACCAACTCGCGGCGCAGCCGTTCAGCGTCGCCCCCGACGTCGCCTTCGCGCCCTACAGCCTCAAGGGCGAGAAGACCCCCTGGAACGCCTTCGACATGCTCAAGGACGTCTTCGAGGACGTCGGCAAGGCAGAGAAGACCGCTCAAGGCGGAACGTCGATGCCCGTCAAGTTCGACTCCGAACTCCTCAACTCCATCCAGAACGTCCCCGTCCAGAATCACATCCTCGACGACTCGGGCGATGCCGCGATCATGCGCAGCCTCGCCTTCTTCCCCGAGGCCGATGTCTACATAGACTACGACGGCACGGCTTGCGTGTATTCCAAGGTCAGCGGACGCGAGAGCGAGATCGTCTCCGCGCTACTGCCGGAAGCCCGCGACGGCGCGCATACCGATCTCGTCTCGAACGCCGCCGTGCGCCCGCGAGAGGTCCACGTCAAGTTCACGCGCGAAATCGAATGCGTCCTCAAGTACTCCGAGAACGCGACGGCGCAGACCGTCGTCGAGGGCGAGGTGGACGAGCGAAGGCTTATCAACGTCCTGCCCATCCCCGATTACCAATTGACCGTCGCGGGTCAAAGGCTGGTGCAGGGCAGCTACACCGAGATCGCTCAGTCCCTCTTCACGGCTTGGGGCGAGATGCCCTTCGTCGGCACGTCGGCCACGCTGTCCAAGCTGTTCCTGCGCCGGATCATGCTGCCCTTCAAGGACGCCTACTCCTGCTTGCAGATCACGGGCGCGCTTCCCGACCGCAACCAGGAGTTGAAGGACTGGCCGGCCAGAATCGCGTCCTGCACGAACCACTACCGCCAAACGTTCCAGATTGAACGGCGCTTGATGGATCGGCTATTCGCCATCCGGCCTTACCGCTTGGCGACGGTGAACCTCCTCACCAAGCAGCGCGCGCCCGCGCAGATGTACGGCGACTACGCCGTGATCCCGTCGATGCGTTTCAACATGAGGAACGCCGCGCGTAACTCCCAGCTCTACTTCGCCATCAACAAGACGGCCTACCCCGCGAGCGGTCGCCTCGACAGCACGGCCAATCCGTCGCCGGGCTGGCTGGAAGTCGTGGACGGCGAGCAGGGCATCATCAGGTGCCACTACGTCACGGATCCCAACCGGCAATTCGAGATGGTCCTGCCCAGCCAGATCGACATCAACGTCATGCCGCACGGCAACCTTGAACTGCAGGACTCCGCGCCCGTCAGCTTCAACTCGATCAAGAACAGCGGGCGCGTGCCCAAGCTCGCCGCCGATTTCAAGCTCCTCACGGTCCTGACGGTGGTTCCGGCGGCACCCAACGACGACCGGCAACTCCATACCGTCGTCGTCAAGCCGAGCGAGATCAAGGACCTGCTACCGGGTGCGGCTCAGGCCGGACTCTCGAACGCGCAGGGGCCGATCATGGAGATCAGGATCGGCCCCAACGTCGAGACGGCGCGCATCCAGTGGCTTGACGACCGCGCCGCCGAGATCGAGAAGGCCCTCGGCATCCGCGAGGGGACGCCTAACTTGAGCGGACTCGTCCTGAACGAAGCCGGTTCCGGTCCCGA